TAATGTATTCTTAAACGGGAATTACATAGTCTATACAAGGCGAATGCAGAAAACTTTCGGAATCGAGAAAGTAGATGAAATGATAAAGAATAAAGCAACGGTATTTAAAATAAGTACTCCAAAGCTTTTGGAAATGATAGACGAATATGGAGAAAAAGTGAACAAGTTAAAATCTCTTTACATTAAAGAGTAAAAAGCTATAAGAATGGTACTCTATAATGTTTATAGGGTAAAATGTTTTGAAAGGAGTGGACTTCCTAAACTAAACAAACCACTCCTTTTTTAGTAGTTAAAAACTTATAATATAAAATATACATAAAAAGTCCAAAAAAAGTAAAAAAAGATTTGCAATTAGAAAAAAAATCACTATACTATAGATGTAATTGAATTAGGAAGCAATTACAAAAAACATTTTATTCTTTAAACAATATGGAAATGTCTTTCTACAAAAACCGACTAGCTTGTGCTACAAAAGAAGAAATCGAAGAAATGAAAAAAGCTTACTATTCTTTAATGATTTACTATGTTTCTTTCCCAGAATTTGTAAATCTTAAAGAAGCTGAAAGAATGGACGAGGGGGCAAATTAAAGCCCTCTCTCAAAAATACTTTTATTTCTTATTTTAGTAGCAATGAATGAATTATATGAAATCTATGATCAAGAATATTATGAAGACCTTCAGAATGAATTAGCTCTTGAAGAATATTTAATGGATAAATCTGAAGCAAAAAAAGAGTTAACATTTGAGGAACGAGAAGAAATTCAACGAGAAAATGAATAAAGTTGAAGAATCCTAAGCAAGATTTAAAAAGGCTTGTTATTTTTATTCCCACAACTAAAACAACGATGCTTGAAGCAAAAAAACAAATTGAACTTGCAAGAGAAAAGGAAATAGACCCTCATACTGTAAAGAATAATTGAAAGAAGTTTATCCCTATCAAATACGAGGATTCAAAAACAAGAGTAAACAGCAGGGGCTATGGTGTAAGGTATATTGAAGTTGAAAAAGTTTTGGAGTATCTTAAAGAGAAAAAAATCATCTAAATTTTACGTTTTTTGGTTGAAAAAAGTAAAAAAAAGAGTATAAAACAGTTGTGGTTAGACTAAGAAAAGAGCTGATAGTTTTATTGGCTTCTTTTTTAGTAAATGCTTACAGAAAAACAGATCCAAGAATTTATAAAGTTTTACCGTGATTTATACGGTGATACAAGTGAAGCAACAGGAACAGGAAAACTTCCTGAAATAAGTAAATCCGAAGAAGAAAACCATATAAAATTATGGAAAGAGTTTTTGACTTCTTTAATAGGTGTAAGGAAATCAAAAAAACCTTATACTCATAAAGGAGGAAGAACTGAAACAATGATTGACGCAGTTTTCAATAAACTGTGGTTTTGTTACTGACCCGTCGTAAGATAGTCAGATTTTTTATTTCTTTTCTAAAAATGGGAAAGGATTGAAGAATATTAGCAAGTAAAAGGATAAAAGACTGACAAGAAATCAATGGATGTTATTATTGGATGAATTACCTTGATAAAGACTATAAAAGCAAAAATACAGGAGAACTTGAACACTTGCTAATCTTTGAGAAAGAAAACAAACAAGCAAGAATTGAAGTCTATAATAACTGAATATGTTTTGATGTAAGGAAACGAAACGAGAAAGAACAAAGATATATCAATATAGATCGAAACGAAAAAGAAATCATTGAACGAGTAAAACTTACCAAACGAAAAACAATCAATGAATTAGGAGCAGTAAGTTTTGTCTTGTGACTATGATATAAATTCGTAAGAGATACCTTTTATCCTTTAACCGAGGAATAATGCCAAGTAAGAAGTATGATTGGGGAAAGCTAAAACAGGAATTCTTTGAAAGTGACTACTTAGAAGCTAAGCCCTTTCTTATAGCAAAAGACATCCCCTACAGTGCACCAAATAAAAAAATGGTAAAGGGTTGGAGGGAATCAAAGAAGGAATACCAAAAACAAATATTAGAACAATCAAAAGAGAAACAAATTGAAGTCAAAATAGATTATGCAAAAAGGAGAGAGCAAAAAGTTCAAGAAGCTATTGATTGGATAATAGACGATATTATCAAAAGAGTAAAGAATACAGAAAACCGAAAGGAAAGAGTAACCTACTTAGAGAAACTAAAAGAAGATATTGGAGAAGGTAAGAAAATGATATTGGATGTTAACAATACAAGTCACGAAAGAACAGAAGAAGATAAAGCTATTTTAGATAAAATCAAAAAAGATTTATGACTAGACGAAGTGAAGTTTTCTGATTAGATTTCTTCCATTTCTGTAACTACTATTTCAGAGAGTATTATTCTTTTGATACTCCAAAAGCTCTTATGCAATATTACAGCGAACTGAATAAATGAAAAAATGTTTTCTTTGAAGGATTTAGAGGTTGTGCAAAAACAACTATTGCTCAGATGTATGTAATCCGAAACATCCTCTATAAGAAAAAAAGAAACATTATGCGGTATTCCCAAACGATAGATAATGCACAAGAGAATCTGACTTATATAGCAAATAGTCTTATCAATGATGGAGGAATAGGAGAAAGAATCTGTATGGATTATGGTAATCTCTATTATCCTGAAAATATCACAAGAAATGGACTAAAAAAGCAAAAAACATTATCAAAGTTTATCACTGAAAACAATGTATACATAAGAGCGATGTCTTTAGGTACTTCTCCAAGGTGAAAGAACTATACAGCACCAGACGGAAAATTCAGACCCGACTTGCTTATCTTTGACGATGTCGATACGATAGCAAGTACTCAAAGTAAAAAGATAATAGATAAGAATTACGAGTTCCTTTTAAATGAAGTCCTTTGAGGTGCTTCATGAAGTCAAATAATCTTCTTAGGGAATACCATTTATGAAGATTGACTTGTTCCTAGATTCCGTGAACACGTAAAGAACTCTAAAGATTGGGAAGTAATAAGACTTCCAATAAAGCTCAATAACGAGATAGTACGAGATAGATTTGTAGAAACAGACAAAGAGGCTGAAAGTCTGAATGCTTGAATAAGTGAAAGTAATAAAAAGTATGTATCACTTGAAACGGAGAAAAGAAGATTGTGAACGATAAGTTATAATCAGAATTATCTTCTTTTACCTTATACAAGAGGGGAACATATCATAACAAGAGATATGATTCAATACTCAAACTACTCTTGACCGTTTGATAAAATCCAATTAGGAATCGATCCAGCAATTTCAGAAAAAGAGGGAAGTGATAGATTCTGAATCACTGTTTCTTGAAAAAGAGGAGATAAATGGTTTGTGTTGGAATCCATAGGACTTGAAAAAGAAGAGAAGAATCCAAAGAGGGCGAGCGAAGTCGTAAGACAATTATACTTAAAGTATAATGCAACAAGGGTAATTGTGGAAACGGTAGCTTTTCAATTGATCATGAAACAAATCTTTCAAGGGCTTTGACTTGCAACTGAAGGAGTAAAGACCACGAAAGACAAAACCACAAGGCTTTTGGAGAAACAGTTCCTTTTTGAAGAAAAGAATATCTTCTTTAATTCAACGAAAACAGAAAACCTTGTGAATGAATTGTTGGAGTTCCCTGATGGAGAACACGACGATTATATCGATTCTATGCTCTTTAGTTTGCACGAAAGAGAGAAAAAGTTCTTTATTTCATCTTTATAGCAATATGACGAAAATCAAAAACCGTTGTCAATTTGAGATGTTAAAGCGAACAAAACTTGAAGAAGTAATCTTGAACTTCATTCAAGAGGAGATGAAGAACGACGAGGACAAGGGAATTGATAGAAATATTGCTGACTTCAACCTTGAAGAATTACGGTTCTATATTCAGAAAAGGAAGAAGGAATACGAAAAGAGTTGAAGAAAGAAGTTTGAACCATTTAATTAGTTTTTAATTTATAACCATTATAAAATGAGTGTAACAACAAAAGAAAAATCATTTACTTCTATTGATGAAAGAAGTTTTAATCTCAAAGAAACAAGAGAGATTGAAGAAAAAATCGACATCATAGAAAGATTGCAATTCTTAGCAAGTATCAGTAACAACTGTAAAAAAGTCTTTACGGAAGCATACCAACAAAACGAGCAAATCAAGAAAAATGTAGAATACTATAATTATCGAGTAGATATGATAAACGAGGCAATAGATGAATTGAAGCTTGATAGAACAAAACTTGAAAGAATAGAACTTCCTGAAGGATTTCATATTGACGATAAAGAGATTTCAAACGTGTTTCCAAAGATAGAAATCAAATAGAAAAATAAGTCTGAGTAGTAATTCAGACTTTTTCTCTTTTTTAAAATTTGGAGATACAAGGATTTCTGACTATAAAGAACAAGTTTTATATCATTTTTAGTAATGATGAATATTATCGAAAAAATCAAAAAAGCATTTACTCCAAAAGTAGTAACAAAATCTTTCTTATGAAATTCCCTTGGAGGATTCAGTGGACTTTCATTGAATAACAACACTTATTACGAGCTTTACAAAATGAATGGAGATATTAGAGGAGCTATTCATCTTATCAGTGGAGCAGTAGCAAAAAACGGTATCTATTTACAAGATAACAAAAGACAAACCGTTGAAGATAATGTACTTACTGATGAAGTAGCTTATCTTTTCCAATCTCCAACTTTTGAGAAATTTAAACTCTCTCTTTTTAGGAACTATTTTGTAAGTGGGGAATTGTACATCGTACCTATTCAGAATATGCAAGGGGAAAATGTAAGACTTCAAGTATTAGATAGTAGGAGTATCACAAAAACAATTATAAACGGGAAGATTACCAATTTCAGATACAGCAACGGAACAGAATCAAAAGTATTCCAACCTGATGAGATTGCTTTCTTTAAATTTGAAGAAGATATAAGAGAATCAAACAATGGAATGAGTCTTTTAACAGGAGTTGTTTATGATTGACTTTCAGACCTTGAAGCAATGAAAACAAATTACTCTTTCTATCAAAACAGTGCTATTCCTTCTGCTATTCTTCTTCTTGACGGTGACTTATCTTATGAAGAACAGCAAAACGCAAAAGAAATCTTTGATGCACAATTTAAAGGAAGTGAAAACCAACACAAGACTCTTTTAGCTTGAGGAATTAAAGATGTTAAAAATCTTTCAATTTCCAATAGAGATATGGAGTTTATCAATCAAAGACATCTTACAACGGAAAAGATTTGTGCATTATTCAGAACACCTAAAGCATTATTAGGATATACTGACGGAGTAAACTATTCAACAGCAGAAAGCCAAACAAAAGATTTTATTGAAGGAGCAGTTACGACATGCACAAACGAATTGGAGCATATTATGAATAAGTGTATCAGTATGTTCTTTCCAAAACTCTTTACGACTTATTGGATTAAGTGTGATTCAATACAAGTACAGAAAAAAGAAGAAGAATTTGAATCACAAAGAAAGGATGTAATCAATGGAATAAGAACGGTAAACGAAATCAGAATTGAAAGAGGGCTTGAACCTGCAACAGATGAAAATGCTGATAAATTGTTAATGAGTAAAAATGTTTCTTTACTTGAAGACATATCACTTGATCCTTCTTTAAATATTGAAGAATAAAATGAGTGTAGGAATAAATTATAGAAAGATTTTATCTTATGAAACCTTGCTTAGTACCAGACTCCAAAAAATTTTTAAGAAGCAAGAGAAAGTCTTAATGGAGAATTTACCAGCATTGATAGAAAAACCTTTTAAAATAAATCAGAGCCTTTATAGATTGGAAACAATTTGAGGGAACTTATACAAAAAAGATAATAATTCTGACCCTTTACAGTATTTACGAGATGAAATGGGAGTAGGAGAGGAAATTGAAGCTACTCAAAAAGTAGTCGAGAAAGTAGGAGAAAAAGGATACAAGAGACAACGAGAAAGATTTAAAGAAGTTTTAATCAATGCAGGATTCGGCTTTTCAATTGCTGAAATTCAAAATTATTCTAAATTATTTGGAGAAACTAACCTTTCTGACTATAAAGGAGCTATAACAAGGACAACAAAAGAAAAAGTACTAACAACGATTAAGGAGGGGTTGGATAACAACCTCACTTATACGGAGTTGTCAAAGGAAATCACCAAAGTGAGCAAAGAGTTGTTTTGAGCTAATAGAGCAAAGCTTATAGCAGTAACGGAATTATGAAAAGCTTATGAATATTGAGCACACTTGCCTATTCAGAAAATGAAAGATGCTTGATTTGTTATGATGAAGAAGTGGGAAACTTGCCACGATTCAAGAGTAAGACCAACTCATAGAGATGCAGAAGCAGAGGGGCGAGTAGAAGATGATTTCGTTTATTCTCATTGATATGCTTATGCTTGAAGTGAGCCAAGGTGTAGATGTACAATGTTTTATGAAAGAAAAGATTTATTACATTTAACAGAACTATAATGAGTATTAAACTTAAAAAGGATTCAGATTTCTTTCAGATGAAAGCGAAATCTGTAAGAGAAATTGAAAACTGAATCGAGATTGAATGATACGCAAGCACAAAAGACAAAGATAGAGGGAAGGATGTAGTAGAGCCTACAGCTTTCAAGAGTGCTATTGCTGGATATATGGAAAATCCTATTGTTCTTTTACAGCACAACCAAGACAAACCAATTGGAGTAGTTAAAGAAGCAACGATAGACGATAAAGGATTGTATATCAAAGCAAGTATTACAGAAGATACTGACGGAGTCTTTTCTAAACTCAAAAACGGAGTAATGAGAGCCTTTTCAATAGGATACAGAATTAAAGATTATGAAATCGTTGAAGAAAAAGATTCTCAAGGATTTACTGTAGATTATCACCAAACAATTAAAGACCTTGAACTTTATGAAATATCTTTAGTAAGTATTCCAATGAATCCTTACGCATTATCAAAGAGCATTGATTGATGTTTCGAGAAGGAAGAGGAAGTTTTAAATAATAATACCATTGAAATGGAAGAAAACAAAGTAGAAGAAACAGTTGAAACAGAAACAGTGGAAACTGTAGAAGAAGAAACTGTAGAAAATACGGAATCAAGCGAAGCCGTTTCTGAAGAATCAGAAGTAAAAGAAGCAAGTGAAGAAACAGTTGAAGAAGTATCTGAAAATTCAGTTGAAACTACTGAAAATGCTGAAGAAACTGCAGAATCAGAAAGCATTGAAACAAAGTCAATTGAAGTAAACACAAAATCAAGCCTTGAAATAGAGGTTAAAGCATTACAAGAAGAAATCAAAGGATTTCAAGTAATGAGAAAAGAACTTGATGAAACAAAAGAACTCTTAAAAGGAGCAATTGAAGTTATCGCAAGTCTAGAAATGAAATTGAAAAAAGTTGAAGTAAGTAATTATTCTTACGAGCAACCAATTCAAAAAAAGAGTGGGTATGCAAATATTGTAAGCCAACTTAAAAATTAGTTTTATATCTATTTATTTTAAACAATGGAAATTAAAGAATTACTTGTTAAAGCAAAAACTCTCGGAGAAGTTGCTGTAGACGAAAAAGAATTTGCTGAATATGAAGCAAAAGCAAATGAAGTTATGAATACAGGAGCTACTAATTTCGGAAAAGAAATTATTCCTACAAACGTTATGTTGGACGATATGTTGGATATGCTTCCTAATTATTCATCTTTAATCAATATCTTCCCAGGAAATCACGGAACAAATATGCCTGTATCTGCTAAAGTTCCTGTAATTGGAGAAGCTAATCTTTTCAAAGGAAATTCAGAATGGACTACAGGAGCTGGAAGTTTTATTACTCCTGCTAATAATGGACCTATGACTGATGAAGTAACTATCACTCAAGGACAATACATTTTGACTGTTTCACTTTCAAAAAGAGAATTAAATTATGGACCTGCACAACTTGAAGCTATCATTAAAGATAGAATCAATAGAGCAGCTGCAAGAACTATCGACGCGGTAATCCTTAACGGAGATGCAGAAACAGGAGCTACAGGAAACGTTAACTCAGACGATTCAGCTCCAACAAGTGGAATCTACTACTTACAAAATGATCACGGAATCAGAGAAATTGCTATCAACAATTCTCAAACTGTAGATTGTGGAACACTTGACGCTGGAGATTTCTTAACTGTTAAAGCACAATTAGGAGAAGGATATCAAGCAGATTTAACAAACCTTGTATATCTTACAAATGCTTCAACTTATAACAAAATGTTGGCACTTTCAGAAGTTATCACAATGGATAAATTCGGAGCAGATGCAACAATCGTTAAAGGAGCATTAGCTAAAGTATTCGGAACAGATATCGTAGTAGTAAGAGACTTCCCTAATACAGAAGCAGACGGAAAAGTTTCAGCTACTGCATCAAACAATACAAAAGGAGGATTTGCTTGTGTTTATAAACCAGCTGTACAATATGGATTTGGACAACCTCTTGAAATCGATGCTTACAAAGTTCCAGGAAAAGGAGTTGACCTTGTAGCTACATTTGAATTTGGATTTGCAATTGCAAACAATGTAGCAGGACTTGGAAAGACTGTAGCAATGGGAATCAATGTAACATTATAGTAAAATTCCTTAAAGGGAGGGGAAAGATAAACTCCCTTCCCTTATTTATTTATATAACAAAAGTAAAAAATGCTTTTAAGAAATGTAAGTGGAGCTACTCAAAGAGTAACGACTATTGAAGGTAAAAAAGACATTAAAGATCAAGAAGTCTTTAAAGTAACAGCAGTAAAAGGAGCAGAATTGAGAAGAAATTATAAAACTATTTTTGCTGAAGTAGAAGCAGAAGAAGTAGAAGTAGAGAAAAAATCTTTAAAATCTAAAAAATAGAAACAATGTATGCAAGTTTAACTTTATTTAAAAACTATCTTTGAATTGATGCAAGTGATACGTCAAGTGATGATATACTTACTTTTTATCTTAATAGTGCTAATGCAATTATTAACAAATATTGTGGAGTAAAATCTTTTGATAAAACACAATATGAAGAAGTAGTTTTTGTTAAAGATTGAAGCTTGTGAAA